GTGAACCGCTCCCCGCCGGCCGCGATCGACAGCACCATAGGTGAGAGTAACGAGCCGATGGCGGGGACCCATCTTTCGTCCGATGGTTCGCAGCAAAACGGATCGTCGCTGGATGCCGAGATCGCCGATACGGTCGCCGCTATGGCCCATGTCGATCATTCGCCGAGGGAATGGAGCATTGCCGGCCGTTTGGATCAGCAGCCTCCCAAGGGTGACTGGCGCACCTGGCTCATCCTCGGCGGTCGCGGTTCCGGCAAGACGAGGGCCGGCGCCGAATGGGTGCAGGCGATCGCCAGCGCCGGGGAACGATCGGATCTGCGCATCGCGCTTGTCGCCGAAACGCTCGGTGACGCCCGCGAGGTGATGATCGACGGCGTCTCGGGCATCTGCCGAATCGCCGGGCCAAAGAGACCGGAATTCGAAATCTCGCGCCGCCGGCTCGTCTGGCCGAACGGCGCGGTGGCGCAGCTCTTTTCGTCGGAAGATCCCGAGAGCCTGCGCGGGCCGCAGTTTCATTTCGCCTGGTGCGACGAACTTGCCAAATGGAAGCACGGGCAGGAGACCTGGGACATGCTGCAATTCGGCCTGCGACTGGGGACGGCGCCGCGCCAACTGGTGACGACGACGCCAAGGCCGGTGCCGCTGCTGAAAGGGTTGATGGCCGATGGCGGAACGCGGCTGACCCGCATGAGCACGCTGTCGAATACTGATAACCTGGCGCCCGGCTTCATCGATGCGCTCTCCGCCCGCTATGGCGGCACCCGGCTCGGCCGGCAGGAACTGGACGGCGAGCTGATCGAGCATCGCGGGGATGCGCTGTGGAAGCGCGAGGCCATCGAGGCGGTCACGATCCGCTTTGCCGGCGCGCTCAGACGCATCGTCGTCGCGGTCGACCCGCCGGCGGCTGCCGGCGCGCAATCGTGCTGCGGTATTGTCGTCGCTGGACTGGAAGCTTCCGGCCGGGCGGTTGTCTTGGCGGATTGCTCAGTGGAGGACGCAAGCCCAGCCGCCTGGGCGGCGGCCGTGGTGCGCGCCTATCGCCGCTTCGATGCCGACCGGGTCGTCGCCGAGATCAACCAGGGCGGCGACATGGTGACGGCAATGCTGAGAAGCGTCGACACGGTGCTGCCGGTCTCGACTGTCAGGGCCACACGCGGAAAATTCCTGCGGGCCGAGCCGGTCGCAGCCCTTTATGAGCAAGGCCGGGTGGCCCATGCGGCGCGGTTTACGGCTCTGGAAGACCAGATGTGCGATTTCGGCCCGGACGGATTGTCCTTAGGCCGGTCGCCCGACCGGCTGGATGCCCTGGTCTGGGCGCTGACGGCACTGATGCTGGAGGGAAATGGAGAGCCCCGCGTACGGGGCATTTGATCCGGGTGATCCGGCGATTATTCGGCCGGTTGCTGCGGTGCCGGCTTGGCAGGAGGTGTCTCGCGGACAGGCCGCATCTGGCGCCATTCGTCTTCCATGCGCTCGACGACATGCTGGGGAATGGTGGGCTGCGGAGCAGTCTGTTTTTGCATGTGATCCTCTCTTGATTGGACGGCGACGAAACGTCGAACGAGCACGAAGGTTCCACATGGAAACTGAATTGTAAATCAGGGTCTACTAAACTTTAAACGATTGAATTTATTTTAAACGATTGAAAGAAAATAATCTTTTGGATTAGTAAACGCCCATTCGGTGTGTTCAGCCATGTAACACCTGGGTTGCTTTCGGGTTGTATCTTAAAAATATACAATCGAATTGGCGGCGCCGGAAGGCGTGCCCAAGGGGATGAAACCGATCAAGGGCAATGCGAAAACGGGGCGCGAATTTCCGCGGAGCCTGCGACTTTTGCGTTTTGCCTTTGACAGCTGCGATGGATGAAGCGTGAGCAAGATCAACCGGGATTTCTTCTTCGACCATCTGCATGACAGGCTTTATCCGAACGGCCTCAACCAACAGCAGGTGGATGGCCATGAGGCCATTCTTGACGAATGGGAGGCCAAATATTCGGCGAGTGACGACCGCTGGCTCGCTTATATCATGGGGACCGCTCACCGCGAGGCCGGTGCCGGCATGCAGCCGATCGAAGAGAACATGAATTACAGTGCGCAGCGGCTGCGCCAGGTCTTTCCGGCGAAGTTCACTGTGGCGCAGGCCGAAGACTATGCCCACCAGCCGGAGAGGATCGCCAACCGGGCCTATGCAAACAAGATCGGAAACGGCAACGAGGAGAGCGGTGATGGCTGGCGCTATCGCGGTCGCGGCCTGGTGCAGATCACCGGCAAGGCGAATTATGCCAAATTCGGTATCGCGACGCCGACCGATGCGCTCAAACCTGCAAAGGCGGTCGACATCCTGTTCGACGGCATGATCAACGGAAAATTCACCGGCAAGAAGCTGTCCGACTACTTCAAGGGAACGACCGCGAATTGGGTCGGCGCCCGCGCCATCGTTAATCCCGGCGAGCCCGGCGACCGGGTCGCCGTGGACGCGAAAGCCTACTATGCCGCGATCAGCTATACGGTGTGACCTGTAGCTCGATCGTTGAACTGCCCGGACCGGCGTGATATCGCGCAGCGACATCTGCATTCCGGGAGCGTCGCCATGATCCGCCATATCGTCTTCTTCACCGCATCGAGCGCCAATCTCGACGAGGTGCGCGCCGGCCTGTCGATCCTGACGGAAATCCCCCATGCGCGGCTGCTGGAGATCGGCACCAACGTCAAGACCGACCAGTTCGGCACCGAGATCGATCTCGTCGTCTATGGCGAGTTCGACGACGAGGAAGCACTTGCCGCCTACAAGGCCCATCCGAACTACCAGCTCTCCACCTCCCGCGTCCGCCCCATCCGCGAAATGCGCTATGCGGCTGATTATGATACGGACAAGGCGGTAAGGACGCGGATCTAGAGGTTAAACTCCTGCCGTTTCCCAATTCATGGTAGTAAAATTTTGAATTGAAGGTCATCATCGAACTCTACATCCATTATGGAACGAGCCGAAGATGCTAAAACGCTTGGTCAGAAGTGTTTTCCCATTCTATGGGTACGAGTTTTTAAGAAAAGAATATCTGATAGACAAAAAAGAGAAAGAATACGCGACGATAAGCGTCGTTTGCGAAGCAGGTTTCCAAAAGAAAATATTATTCGCGTACGTGGCTGACGAAGTCGCTCGAACTCATCTTTTAACCGAGGAAAATATCCTGGAATTGATGAAAAGCTGCCGCAATATTTTGAATGAGCTGCACTGAGATCCGGCTATGTGGCCGAGAAGGCAGCACTTTTGGGTCGACAATCTTCCGCTACACTATAACCACTCGCCGAGGTCGCATCACCATTGTAGGGAAATATTCGGCTTTCGCGAGAGTTGCTAACGACTTTCACAAAAATCTGCAATAGGTTGCATCAGAAGTTAATGGGTTAACACCCGAAGCAGGGGAAGATTTGATGCATTCCTATATTGCGGCGATGTCGAAATACGCGACCTTCAGCGGTCGAGCCACCAGATCTGAATTCTGGATGTTCATGCTTGTTTCGACGCTCCTCAACATGGGGTCATGGGGCCTGGACACCGTTCTCTGGGCCGGCAGGCCGCGCTTCATGATCATCGGCACTCTCGTTGGGCTGATACATTGTCTTCCGTCGCTCGCAGTTTTCGTTCGTCGCCTTCACGATACCGATCGCACTGGCGCATGGTACTTTTTTATGATTGTCCCGATCGTTGGGACGATCACAATTCTGGTCTTCCTCTGCTCTCGTTCGACGCCGGGATCAAATCGGTTTGGCCCACAGCCGGGTTCGAATACTCCCATGCCGTCCTCGGGCTTCGCTCGGAGTTGATCTGCCACAATCGGAACGAGGGGCGGGGTCGCGTGACGTCTTTGATTGAAGGCGCGACTGCTACTATCGCTTTGATTTGAAGACCGAAAATAGGCTATCGGCAATTTTGAACGTGTCGTCGGTCTCTCTGAACATTTCGGCGGCTTCTCTGTCCACCACTATGCCTTTGCTCTGTCCATTGGCATTGGTCACGGTGTAAGCGAGCGGAGGAGGGTTGTCGCTCAGAGCCCTGTAACCAAGCGCGGCGGCATGGGCTTCGTCGTCGGCAACGATCTCCAATTCGATGCTGACAGTGAATTTTGGCATTACGATCTCCTCTGCTTCCCAAGTCCGAAAAGACATATCAGCGGCTGCAACCCGTTTCCATCGTCCTCGTAGTCACAGGCGAAATGAAGGTCGCCGGCAAAAACCTAAGTCGAGGCAGAGCACGCCCTTCAAGAGAAACGCCAAAGGAGCCCAACATGAAAATCCGTTTTTCTCTGCCGTGGCGCACCACGGCGGGCCGCAAAGCCATGCACGAAACCAAGGCGTGGGGCGGCCTGGTCGCCCTCGCCGGCGAGGGCAGGGCGCAGTGGACTGGCCGCTCCTATTCGGCCCTTGCCCGCGAGGGCTTCATGCGCAATCCGGTTGCCCATCGCTCGGTGCGGCTGATCGCGGAGGCCGCTGCTTCGGTCGTGTGGCTGCTCTATGTCGGCGACCGTGAACTCCCGGATCATCCGCTGCTGTCCCTGATGCGCCAGCCGAACGCCCGCATGGGCGGCCCGGATTTCTTCGAGGCGCTCTATGGCCACCTGCTGCTATCAGGCAATGCCTATGTCGAGCCGCTCACGGTCGGCTCCGAGCTGCGCGAACTGCATCTGCTGCGGCCGGATCGCATCGGCGTCATCGAGGGCCGGGACGGCTGGCCGGAAGCCTATGAATATCGCGCCGGCGGGCTCGTCCGGCGGTTTCCGGCGGAGGCGGAAGGGCTGGCGCTGCTGCACCTGAAGCTCTTCCATCCGCTCGACGACCATCTCGGCTTCCCGCCGCTCGCCGCAGCCCAGGTGGCGCTCGACCTGCACAATTCTGCTGCCACCTGGAACAAGGCGCTGCTCGACAATTCCGCCCGGCCGTCGGGTGCGCTGGTCTACCAGCCGAAGGAAGGCGGCAATCTTTCGCCTGATCAATATCAGCGGCTGAAGCAGGAGCTCGACGACGGCTATTCCGGCCCGATGCGCGCCGGAAGGCCTCTGTTGCTCGAGGGCGGGCTCGACTGGAAATCGATGGGGCTTTCGCCGAAGGACATGGATTTCGTCGAGGCGCGCAATGGCGCGGCGCGTGACATAGCGCTCGCCTTCGGCGTGCCGCCCATGCTGCTCGGCATTCCCGGCGACAACACCTATGCCAACTACCAGGAGGCCAACCGCGCCTTCTACCGCCTGACCGTCCTGCCGCTGCTCACCCGCACGGCAGCGGCACTTTCCGCCTGGTTCTCAGGTGCTTATGGCGAGGTGCTGAAGCTCACCCCCGACCTCGACCAGATCGCCGGGCTTGCCGCCGAGCGCAGCGAGCTCTGGACGCGGGTCGGCAATGCCGACTTCCTGACGGATGAGGAAAAGCGCCAGGCAGTGGGTTATTGAGGGTGCCACAAACTGCTGCACTTGGTGGCCGTCGAAGGTCGCTCAACCCGCAATTTTGAAAGGGAGGCTTCACTACTCATCCATTTTGGCTACTTGCGAAAGAGCGGCACTCGCGTTGCCATACGGAGCAGCTCTTCGACACGATCAGCCTTGGGAGGGGAAGATGAGCACTATTGCACAACATTTTGGCGAGACTTGCAGCTGCGTTGCCTGTTCAGCGGAGACCCGCGGCGGAGACGCGGCATTCTCGCGTCGCCGCTTCCTCTGCACCACGCTCGGGACCGCGGCAGTCATGGCCGGTGGGGTTGCTCTATCCGCAAGGCCGGCATCAGCGCAGAGCACGATGACGCCCGACGAAGCGCTCCAGACGATGATGGATGGAAACAAGCGCTTCACCGAGGGGCGACTTCAGTCCCTGAATGAGGACCTTGCCATTCTGAAGGCCAAGACGGCGGAAAAGCAGGAGCCTTTCGCGGCAGTGCTGTCCTGCGCCGATTCACGGGTGCCGGTCGAATTTGTGTTCGACCAGAGCATCGGGCACCTGTTTGTGGTGCGCGTCGCAGGGAATGTCGCCACGCCCGAAATCACCGCCAGCCTCGAATATGGCATTGCAGTCCTCGGCGTTAATCTGCTGATGGTCCTTGGACACAGCAATTGCGGCGCCGTCAAGGCGACCATCGAGGGCAAGGCCGTTCCCGGCCAGATCGGCGCCCTCTACGCGCCGATCTGGCCGGCCGTGAATGCTGCAGGCAACGATCTCGATGCTGCCATCGATGCGAACGCGAAGATGCAGGCGACGCTGCTCAGCCGAACCTCGACCGTGATCACTGATGCCACCAAGCAGGGGAAACTGAAGGTCGTCGCCGCGCGCTACGACATCGCCACTGGCGTAGTCTCGATGCTTGGATAGTGGGGACAAGTCGGGAGCACGCTCACTCAATCCCTGAAGTCCCGGACTCAATTTCCGAAGGCTTCGCTCCAACCGATTCACAAGACTCATGAAAACAGTAGCGCCGGGCCGAGGTCAGGCGATCCTTGGCCGGTTGCATCGCCGCCGGCCTCGGATGCGCCGTGTCGCGCATCGATGAAATCATTCTATTCAGGAAAGCTTAAAAATGGCTGACTTTTCCAACGATGCCGGGCTCTGGACGGCCAGGGCGGTCGGTGCGTCGGCGGGTGCCGCCGTGTCGCTGATTTATCTCCTGCCGAAAAACAGGCGGGAAGCGGCGAGCCGCTTTTTCACCGGCCTCGCCTGCGGGATCATCTTCGGCGGTCCGGCCGGCGTGTGGATCGCCGAACGGCTGGCGCTTTCCGATACGCTGTCGGCCTTTGAGACCATGCTGTCGGGTTCCGCCGCCGCCAGCCTCTGCGCCTGGTGGGGGCTTGGAATCCTCCATCGCGTCGCCGGCCGCTTCGGCCGCTGATGCTTGCTGCCCAGAACTGCGCAGCGGTTTTGGAACAACGACACTCATCCCATCAAGAATTCCGGGCAACCCCCGCACATCCCATCAGACAATCAGGAGCCTGCCATGACCTTGAGCATCGCCGAGGCGCATTTCCGCACGCGTGCTGAAATCGGCGCCGACACTCGCAAGTTCGCCAGCCTGGAGCTGCGCGCGCTGAGACAGGACGGCAGTTTTTCCGGCTATGCCAGCATCTTCGGCGAGGTCGATCTCGGCAAGGACACGGTCGAGCGTGGCGCCTTTCGCAAGTCGCTTTCCGAGCGCGGGCCGGAGGGCGTACGCATGCTCTTCCAGCATGATCCCTCAGAGCCGATCGGCGCCTGGAAGACGATCCGCGAGGACAGCCGCGGCCTCTATGTCGAGGGTGTGCTCGCCGATGGCGTGGCGCGGGCGAGGGAGGTGCACCAGCTGCTGAAGAACGCGGCACTCGACGGTCTCTCGATCGGCTTTCGCACCGTACGCGCCAAGACCGATTCCAAGTCCGGCGTGCGCCGCATCCTGGAGGCCGACCTCTGGGAGATCTCTGTCGTGACCTTCCCCATGCTGCCCTCGGCCCGCGTTCAGAACGTCAAGAATGCGCGGTGGTTCCGCGATCGTGAAACCGAGCTTGTCCGCCAGATGCGGCGTGCGGCCCGGATGTTGATGACCGAAACCTTCAGACCCTGAAACTTCAGACCCCGAACTATTCAAATAAGGATGATCTTAATGAATGAGCATATCGCCAACGAGGCTCCCGCGCGCGCCGAGCTGGAAATCAAGGCCGTGCCTGACACCATGACGGCCGCCTTCGACGACTTCATGGAGGCTTTCGAGGCCTTCAAGGAGACAAACGACCGCCGCCTCGGCGAGATCGAGCAGAAGCTGACATCCGATGTCGTCACCCGCGACAAGGTCGACCGCATCAACCGCGCCATGGACGAGCAGAAGAAGGTGCTGGACCAGCTGGCGCTGAAGAAGGCCCGCCCGCCGCTCGGTCGTTCATGGGCAGGCTCCACTGATGCCGCCGAACACAAGGCCGCCTTCGAGACCTATATCCGCCGCGGCGACGAGACAGGCCTGCGCGAGCTTGAGGCAAAGGCACTCTCGGTCGGCTCGGATGGCGATGGCGGCTATCTCGTGCCTGACGAGACCGACAGCGAAATCGGCCGCCGCCTTTCCGTCGTCTCGCCGCTCCGTTCGATGGCGACGGTACGCCAGGTCTCCGGCTCGGTGCTGAAAAAGCCGTTCACGACGGCGGGTCTCGCCGCCGGCTGGGTGGCGGAGACGGCTGCCCGCCCGCAGACATCGACGCCGCAGCTCGCCGAACTGACCTTCCCGACCATGGAACTCTATGCCATGCCGGCGGCCACCCAGGCATTGCTCGACGATGCGGCGGTCAACATCGACGCCTGGATCTCGAGCGAGATCGACATCGTCTTTGCCGAGCAGGAGGGCGCTGCCTTCGTATCCGGCGATGGCGTCAGCAAGCCGAAGGGTTTCCTCTCCTATCCCACGGTCGATGAAGCTGCCTGGAGCTGGGGCAATATCGGCTATGTCCCGACGGGCGCTGCCGGCGCCTTCAGCGCCACAGGCCCGTCCGATGCGCTAGTCGATGCGGTCTATTCGCTGAAGGCCGGCCATCGCCAGAACGGCACCTTCGTCATGAACCGCGGCACCCAGGCGGCAATTCGCAAGTTCAAGGATGCGGACGGCCACTATCTCTGGCAGCCGCCTGCGTCAGCCGGCCAGCCCGCCTCGCTGATGGGCTTCCCGGTCGCCGAGGCCGAGGACATGCCTGATATCGCAGCCAATGCCTTCGCCATCGCCTTCGGTGACTTCCGGTCGGGCTATCTCGTCGTCGACCGCACCGGGGTGCGCATCCTGCGCGATCCCTATTCCGCCAAGCCCTATGTGCTCTTCTACACGACCAAGCGTGTCGGCGGCGGCGTGCAGGATTTTGAGGCAATCAAGCTCATCAAGTTTGCGGCGAGCTGAGGACTTACCCTCCCCTTGAGGGGAATCCGAAGGACGGGCGAGACCAGTGGCTCGCCCGGAGGACCGAAGGTCCGGGTGGGGTGATCCCCACCCATCACTCCCCACCCGCAGCTTCGCTGCGACCTCCCCCCTCAAGGGGGAGGTAGAAAGCAGGACACCTCCATGACCTACGCCCTGATCACCCCGCCATCGGCGGAGGTGCTGACCCTTGCCGAGACCAAGGCGCATCTGCGCCTCGATACGCCGGACGAAGACCATCTCGTCACCGCGCTGATCCGCGTCGCCCGCGAGCATCTGGAGCGCACCACTGGCCTATGTCTGATGACGCAGGGCTGGCGGCTCTATCTTGATTCAGTTTCTGAAGACGGCGTGATTCAGATTGCCAGGGGTCCGGTGCAATCCATTGAATCCGTGACGATTTACGATGGAGACGGCGCCGCTTCCTCCGTCTCGCTCGAAGGCCATGTACTGGATGGGCAGGGACGCCCGGCGCGGCTGATGCTGACGCAGCGCGTGAGGCCCGGCCGCGCCGTCAACGGCATCGAAGTCGATTTCACCGCCGGCTTCGGCGCATCGGCGACCGATGTTCCGGACACGCTGAAGCGGGCGATGCTTACCCATGTCGCGCAGATGTTCTCCTGCCGCGGCGTGGTCGCGACAGACGACCAGCCGGCGCTGATCCCGCCGGGATACGACCGGCTGATCGCGCCCTTCCTGCTGCGAGGTCTCTGACCATGCGCTCGACCTTCTTCGATCCCGGCCGAATGAATGCCCGGCTGGAGCTGGAGGCTCCCGTCGAAACGCCTGATGGCCAGGGCGGCGCAACCATCACCTTCGAGGAAAGGGCCGCAACCTGGGCTCTGATCGAACCGGTGAACTACACCGTAGAAGAAGAGGCCGCCGGCGAGACCTTCACGCTCACCCATCGCATCTGGCTGCGCTGGCGCAGCGACGTTGCGGCCGGCATGCGACTGCGCAAGGGCGCGCGCATCTTCTGGATCGGCGCCACGCAGGATCCTGATGAAACGAGGCGATACCTGATCTGCCATTGCGAGGAGAAGAGCGGATGAGCGTCCTTGCGACAATCACGATCCCGGATCTCGCAGCCGCCCTTCGGAGAATGGCCATTGCAGCGCCCGCAACACCACGCTCGCAAAGGAACAAGGAATGAGCGCCGCCAACGAATTGCTCCAGGCCATTTTCACCACGCTCGTGGCCAATGCCGACCTGACGGCGTTGATCGGCCCTGACGGCATCAGCGACAGGCTGGTTTCGGGCAGGCACCTGCCGGCCCTCGTCATCGCCGAGGTGACGACAAACGACTATTCGACCGCGACCGAGCCGGGCGAGGAACATCTGCTGACCCTGCAGGCATGGTCCGACATGCAGGGCCAACGCCAGGCGCAAGCGATCGCCGGCATGACCATAGCGCTTCTGCAGGATGCGGCCTTGCCGCTCGCAACGCAGAGACTGATCAACCTGCAGCATGTCTCGACGAAAGCCCGGCGCGAGCCGAAGACGCGGCTCTTCTGCGCCGAGATGCGGTTTCGGGCGGTGACGGAGGGCTAGCGCTTACGCCGCTTGCGTGCTCGGAACCGCGTTGCGCACAAGCCCCATCAGGGCAATCACGAAAACCATTGCGATAGCGGCGAGGCCCGCGCAGGCAAGAATCGTCGCACCGGCGCCGGCGTAGTCGAGCATGGCGGTGAAGATGACGGGTGAAATCGCGTTGGCGAGGTTCTGCGGCGTGGACAGGCGGGCCGACTGAAGACCGTATTCCTTCGCCGAAAAAAGCGCGAGCGGCAGCAGCGCGCGGGCGACCGCGAGCACGCCGGAGCCGAAGCCATAGATCAAGACGAAAGTGATGAGCAGCGATGTCGATGGCGGGACCAGCAGGAGCATCAGGAAGCTGAGCAGCATCAGGCCGACGCCCATGGCCGAGGTGAGGATCGGATTGCCACGCTTGCCGAGCAGCATGTCGAGCGCCCGGGCCGAAATGCCGATCACGCCGCGTGCTGACCCCAGCTGCAGCGCAAAGGCCGGCGTTGCGCCGGACTGGCGAAACATTTCGAGCAGCGACGGCGCAATGCCGAAGCTGATGAAGCTGCAGAGCGTGGTAGCCGCGGCGATCAGCAGAAATGCCTTGCGCCGATCAGCGGGTGTCAGCTCCACCGGCGGCGTTTCGGCCGCCGCTCCCTGCGTGTGGCTGGCAACCGGTTTCGGCAGGCCGAAGAGATGCAGGGGCAGGCAGACGAAAATGTGCAAAGCCGCGCAGATGAGAAAGGTGATGCGCCAGCCGAAGGCATCGTTGAGCAGCGTGAGGACCGGCCAGAAGATGGTGGCCGAGAGACCGGTGAACAGCATGAGGATGGCGATCACCCGCTTGCCGTTCGCGCCTTCCCGCTCGACGACCGCCGTATAGCAGGGCGCCGAGAGCCCGAGCGCGCCGCCGAAGCCGATCACGACCCAGGCGAAGGCATAGACCAGAAGATTCGTCGTTACCGCGAGCAGCAGCAGGCCGGTCGCGAAGGTGACAGATGCGGCAGCGAGCACCTTTGCCGCGCCGTAACGGCCGAGCCAGCGCCCCGTTGCCGGGCCGGCAATCGCGCTGATCACCATCATGACCGTCAGGCCGGCGAAGATCACTTCGTTCGGAAGCGTCAGCTTTGGCGCGACGATGCGGCCCATGACGCCGAGCATGTCGAAAGTGGTGCCCCAGCCGATGAGCTGGCCGACAGCGAGCACGGCGATCGTCTGCGAGGTGCGGAGCGAAAATGATGTCTGCATGGATTCTGAAATGGAATGAATGAAAAGCCCCGGAGCGATAGCAGCTTCAACTGCAACGCGAAAGGCCAAATCGAACAAATCGGGTACAGCGCTCCAGCCGGGGCGCTTTTCTTTGAAAGGACCACGCAATGGCGGCGCAGAAGGGCAAGGACCTGCTCCTGAAAATCTATAATGGCAGCGGTTATGAGACGGTGGCCGGGCTGAGGACGAAGAAGCTCTCCTTCAACGCGGAGACCGTCGATATCACCGATGCCGAAAGCGCCGGCCGTTGGCGCGAGCTTCTTGATGGGGCAGGGGTGCAGCGCGCCTCGCTCTCCGGCTCCGGCCTGTTCAAGGATCAGGCGTCGGACGAGCTGATCCGCAATGCCTTCTTCAATGGCTCGATCCTCTCCTGGCAGATCGTCATTCCGGATTTCGGCGCTGTGAGTGGGCCATTCCAGGCGACGGCGCTCGAATATTCCGGCGAGCACAATGGCGAGGTCACCTTCGACATCGCGCTGGAATCGGCGGGCGTCATCACCTTTGGTGCGATCTGATGCTGCGACCGAGACCATCTGCCCGCGCCAATCGCCACCGCGGCGAGATCGAGGCTGTCATCGACGGCGAGCGGCGCATTCTCTGCCTGACGCTGGGCGCGCTGGCGGAGCTGGAGACGGCCTTTGCCGTCGACGACCTGACCGGCCTCGCCACGCGCTTTTCTGCCGGACGGCTGAAGGCTGCCGATATGGTCCGCATCATCGGCGCCGGCCTTCGCGGTGGCGGCAATCTGTTTTCCGATGAGGATGTCGCGGCATCAGGCATTGAGGGCGGGATCGCGGCCTATGCCGCACTCGTCCGCGACCTGCTGGCAGCGACATTCCTGGGAGAGGGAGCCGACGCAGCCCCGGACCCCCGCTAGCCGCAGCCGGCGAGGCCCTCGACACCGTGGACGCTCGTGCGCCAAAGCCTTTTCCATGGCGCCGTGTCCTGCATGTCGGCCTCTGCCTGCTGCGGCTTCCGACAAAGGTCTTCCCGCGGCGTCCAGAGATTTCATCTAAGCGCAGATTAAACCTCTGTTTTTTATTAATTTATTTCATATTTATCCCGCGGGCTCTTGTCACATCACGCCACGTCCCGCTAGGATGACTGGGGATTTGACTAGGATTGCTTCAAGGAATGAAACGGAATGGCAAAGGCAGCAAACAAACTTACCGCTTCACAGCTCGGTAAATGCACGGACGCTTACAAGCGGTATAGCGACGGGGCTGGGCTCTACCTTCGGGTAGCTGGCGACGGCAAGAAACGGGCATGGGTGTTCATGTATACGGACAAGGCGACGGGCAAACAGACGGAACTAGGGCTTGGCTCATTCCTGCCGGTTGATGCCGAGAAGGGCGTCAAGCTCGATCACGTCACCTTGGCGCAAGCGCGCGCGGCCGCCGAGAAAATCCGCGATCAAATTAAGGCCGGCGACAATCCTAAAGCCGCGCGGAAACCCGTCGCCGCGAAGACGTTCGGCACAGTCGCTGACGAGCTTATTGCCGATTACGAACGGACGGGCAAATTCAAGGGCGGCGATAAGTCAAAGCACCTCTCGCAGTGGAAGCAAACGATGGGCGAGAACGGCCCGGCGAGGGCGCTTCGGAAAATCCCGGTGGATAAGGTCACGACAGACGATGTTGAGCGCGTCCTCAAGCCGATCTGGAACACGACACACGAGACCGCAAACCGCGTCCGTGGGCGCATTGAAACCGTGCTGGGCTATGCCAAAGCGAAAAAGCTCCGGACAGGCGAGAACCCAGCCGTGTGGAAGGACAATCTCGAGCATTTATTGAAAAGCTCGAAAGACGCCAAGGCGAAGAACCATCACCCAAGGGTGAAATATAGCGACTGCGCGGCGTTCATTGCGGAACTGCGCACGAAGCGGGGCGACGGCTCGCTTGCTCTGGAGTTCACCATTCTTTGCGCATCCCGCGTGGGTGAAGTCATCGGGGCCAAATGGAAGGAAATCGACCTTGCGGCCAGCATATGGACGATCCCGGCAGGGCGCATGAAGGCAAACACTGAACATGTCGTTCCATTGTCCTCGGGCGCAATCGCGATCCTGAACAAGATTGCGACGTTCCGTGGCACTGATCCGGCGGCCTACGTCTTCCAAGGTTGCAGGCGAACCGGCCAGCCGCGTGGCGCGGCTCCGCCGCTGACGCCTTCTGCACTACTTTTCATTGTCCATCTGATCGCGGGGAAAGGTAAGGCAACTGCGCACGGCTTCCGCTCCAGCTTCCGCGATTTCGCCGGAGACATGACGAACCATCCGAGAGAGATTGCGGAGGCCGCGCTGGCTCACACTGTTGGCAATGCAGTTGAACGCACATATCGCCAAAATACCGCCATCGAAAAGCGGCGTGTTCTAATGCAAGAATGGTGCGATTATCTGAACGCTGAGGAGAACGTCGTTTCGCTCTCTGAGGCTAGGGCGGCCCGAAACGCCGGATAAAGCCCAGTCCTTCCATCCTATCGGGGATTGTTCCGGGCCATGGCAATCGCTGTGGCCTTTCGCTCATGCGCTCTCTCGCGCGTTCTTGTCCTAAACCATCGCCAGTTATTGTGTCCTCAACTTACTCAAATGAGAGGACTTATCATGGCGACCAAACTGCTTGACCTTGCTGCCGTCCTTGCCGTCGTACCCGTTCACGCCGCGACCCTGCGCCGCTGGCGTGCGGCCGGCCGCTTTCCGGCTCCTATCAAAATCGGTCGGCGCGTGCTGTGGTCAGCAGCGGCAATCGAGCGCTGGATTGCCGAAGAAGAGTAAGTCCTGCGCGCGCTTTCGCTGCCTTCTCTCCTTGTTCTTGGAACGTTGACGGTGGATGGAGTCTTGTATGTGCATCTCTGTCCCGCCGCCCACCTAAAGTATGCGTAAATTTAATTGTATTCGAGATTCAAACTATTGAAATTGCATCAAAAAATTTCGCACATTTGGAGAATTGACAGCGTGAACGTTTGAAATTGATGAATAATTTCAATGAGTTGCTATTGTTGCGAAAATCGCAAGCCATGGACATTCGCGATTATCCAGCAGTACAAGAAACGAACACGGGGGCAGCAACACGAGAACTTGTGACATGACAGGAAAGAAAGATATCAAGCCGGCAGACCTGGATGGCAAGGCAATCCTGACGATTCTGGAGGCGTGTGCCATCTTGGGGATTAGCCGCACCACAAGCGACAAACTCCACGCACTGGGCGAATTGCAGCGGGTCGCGATGATCGGTCGTCCAGTTTATCGCCGCGTTGATATCGACGCCTATTTGAGCCGAATGCAGGTGGCCGCATGAGCACCTTTCCCTCACCCTCAAAACAGGCAAAGACGATGCGTTACAGCTTCTATGATTACGTGAGCGGAAAGCCGTGGCCGCGTGGCTTGAAGATGGTCGAACTGGGCCATCGGGCACGCTGGACCGAAGGGCAGGTTGACGAAATGCTCCGCCTGGCCTTGCCGGGGAAATCCGCCGGCAATCGGCAAGCGCAGTGGCGCGATGTCGAAATGAGGTGCAACGGATGGCGCGTCCTGCCTTACTGCTTTGGCTATGAGGATGATGGCCGGGCCATCGTCTTCGACCGCGAGTATCGCCCTATCTGCGAGATCGAGACGAGCGGCTATGTCCGTGTGCTGCAGATGGTCAACAGCGGCCGGCGTGCGGGCGATAAAATCTTCATCTATCATGATCTCACCCGACCGCATGAAAGCTGCACGTCTCGGGTCCTGATCGAGCGCATTGTCAAACGGCTGGGCCTGGCTGGCGAGCTACTGAGACGGGCGACATTGGAGCGTGCCGGCGTGCTGCCGCCTTCAGGCCATGGGCGCTTCAACGATCCGGAGTTTGCGCACCCGTGGGGCGACCAACTCGCCCGTTCGCTCCTGAATGCCGGGCTGTTCGGGTTCGACGTGGAAGCTGGCGAAACGTTACGCCTTCGGCCAAAGCGCGGAGCCGCAACGGGCTTCGAGCCTCGACCATTGGATGCCTCCGATATCGACGGGGCGGCGCGGTGGCTCAAGTGCAAGGGCCACGAGGCAAACACGCGCGACGTGGCGGCGGTTATCGACATAGCAGCAGCGCTTCGGCCGGTCATCAACACCAGGATCCCGTGAGAGGAGCTAAACCGTACCGTGGGCCGTGTCGTCGGCTCTACGGGTGCGCGGGTGCACTCTCTTTTGAGTAAGTGGGTGCGTCGGTCTGGCCGTCGCATCCCCCGGCAGATTGTGAGGGGGGGTGATCCGCCAAGCAGTGAGTCGGGGGCGCTGGAAGCTTGTGGCGGATCGCCCCATCCGCCACGGCGGGGTCGATCCTCCAGTAGTGCCCGTTCAAAATCGGCAATTCAACGCGGTTCTCCGTGCCGACGTCCGCAAGCTGGTCGCCGACTTGGCGGCGCCGTGACCTATTGAGCACAGCGCCACTCGGCAAAGCGGGGTGCCTTAGACCCGAACAGGCGCTGTGATCTAACAGCATCATTAGAAAACAACGTAAATTTAGGCGGATGGCATGAGTGATAGTTACTGGGAAAGCTTGCTCTCACAAGGCGCGGAAGAGCATCGAAAGCAGGCTCCCGACTACAGCGATAAAGTTGCGGCAGGGCTGGGGGCCGGTTCTACGTCTCCAGCCTTTGCCGGGGTCGCGCCGAAGTTCAATTTCCGCGCTCAAGAATTCGTGTGGATCGACCCTGCGAATATCCCGCCACGCGATTGGGTATATCAAGACCACCTAATTCGGAAGTTCGTCTCAACCACGATTGCGCCCGGCGGCGTCGGAAAATCGACAGTGACGATCGGCGACGCGATAGCGATGGCCTCGGGTCTCCCATTCATGGGCCGCAAGATCAACGAACGGCATCTACGAACTATGATTTGGAACGGCGAAGACCCGCAAGACGAACTACAGCGCCGCGTCACTGCGACCATGCTGCACCATAAGATCGACCCGCGCGGCCCCATCCGTGGCAGGCTGTTCGTGGCGAGCGGTCGCGATATGCCAATCAAGATCAGCGACGATAACCAACGGATTGCGACGCCCGTTGTTGACGCCCTGATAGACGCGATCAATGACGCCTGCATTGATGTCCTTATCATTGATCCTTTCGTGTCCGTTCACTCTCTGCCGGAGAACGACAATGGGGCCATGGACGCGGCCGTTAAAGCCTTCGCCATGGTGGCTGATAAAACGAACTGTGCTATCGAGCTGGTCCACCATTCCCGCAAGCTGAACGGCATTGATGCGGATATAGACAGCGCGCGCGGTGGCTCGGCCATTGCCGGAGCGGTGCGCGCCGCTCGCGTGCTCAATGTCATGACCAAAGAGGCGGCCGGCAAGCTAGGGATTGAGGAAAACGAACGGCGCTCATTGATTCGTGACGACAACGCGAAATCTAACTTGTGCCCGCCATCAGGAGCGCGGTGGTATAAGCTAATGGGCGAACCGCTCGGCAATCAGACGGAAGACCGGCCGGGCGACTGGATCGGTGTTGCTGCGCCATGGACTGCGCCGCAAGAGGCTGCCGAAACAGTGAGCGACTCTGACCTTCTGGCGGTCCAAAAGGCGCTCCATAATCAGGTCATGCGCCACAGCCCGCAAGCTTCTGATTGGGCCGGCTACAAGGTCGGGGAAATCGTCGGCATTGCCTTGGATGCGGTCGGCAAGAGGCGCGTTGACGCCCTGATTGACCGGTGGGTTAAAGAGGGGTGGCTCAAGGTTGAGCAAACCCGCGATAACCGCCACAAACTGCGGCCCACGGTCAATGTCGGAAAGTGGGCTCCGGAGCCAAAGGAATAAGGCTTTCTGAACATTAGCTGCCGCTTACCGCCGCATAATTTTCGGTGGCGGAAGTAGGTGGAGGAAGTGGCGGAAAATCACGGCTCGTCACTACCGCCACCCCCACCCCTCACCTTAGGGGTGGGGTGGTGGTGGCGGTGGTTTCGGGGTTCGGCTCCGGTGCGTGCTCGCCCGGCAATATTTGAAGGCGAGCGCGCATCTGTCGCCCGCGCCCCGATAAAACTCTCCGCCTGGGATAATCGTGCACAACAGCGCGCACAAGCGCGTTTTAGTCGACAACCATTGCTTCCTAAAACGGTCTCATGGTCCGGCGCTCGCTTCAAGAGAACCTTGAGGGAACGCGCTGGGCGATCAACGGGCACGGACACCGCAATGGACGGCGGTAAGAACTGGAAGACGCGAAATGACGAACGAGCTAACAGCTAAGCAATCCCGGTTCTCCGTGGAATACCTTATTGACCTAAACGCGACCCAAGCCGCGATCCGTGCCGGCTACTCGGAAAAGAGCGCTGCCGATATTGGCGCCGAACTGCTGATTAATCCCGGCGTTCGTAGCGCCATTTCCGACGCTATTGCAGCCCGCACTGAGCGGACCCAAATAACCTCTGATTGGGTGCTCGAACGCCTCGCTGATGACATGGAAGCGGATATCGCCGATCTGTTCGGTGATGACAACCAGCTCCTGCCTGTGGACGAATGGCCGATGGTTTTCCGCAAGGGTCTTGTCTCGGGCTGCGATATTGAAGAGCGTTATGGCGATAGTAGCGGGGGCGGCAGGATGATCACTGGCCGCGTCATCAAGCTCCGGTTTTCCGATCGTCTCAAGCGGCTGGAACTGATCGGTCGCCACGTGTCCGTTAATGCTTTCCGCGACGTGATTGAGGTTCGCGGCTTGTCTGGCCTCGCTGATCGTCTAGCAAGGGCCGCGATGCGCGCTGATGTCGAGGCCGTGCAATTTACTGACGTTACCCCGCCTCTCCCCGCAGCGGCCGCCCCGGGATAG